TCAGAAGGTTGGGGGTTCGAATCCCTTCGGGCGCACACCATCATGAATGCCCTCCGGCCCATCGGGCCGGGGGGCATTCTGCTTGCCCGTCATGATCCAGTAGTCGTCAACGCCGGTGCGCTCGCTGATCTGCTGCGCGATCTCGGCGAAGTGTCGAGGGCTGCGGTTGTGTAGCTCCCACCCTCGCCAGACCTGCTGCGGGAACCCGCACGCCAGGGCCGCCTCCTTCATGTTCCAGCCCATCCGCCAGCGGATCAGGGCAAGTCGCGCAGCGAACGTCTCCGTCGTTGGTATCCACATCTCGGCCACCTGTGTACTCATGCGCGTCATAGTCGCACAAGTCGCGCATAACGCGCAAGAGTGTTCCTAGCGTGTCGTGCGGGGCATTTCCCCACGTCACGCCACTGGTGACCGTCACGAGACCAGCCCCCGTCCCGCGGATGGACGGCCTTCAACGTCGCGCTGCATATGGTGTTTGACACCACATGCAGCGCATGGTGTCATTGGTCCATGCCAACAAAAAGCGTGTATCTCACCACATCTGATGTGGCTGGCGAGTTCGGGGTACTGCCTTCGACCGTTCGTCGCTGGGTAAGCGCTGGCACGATCTCCCCGACGGTCACGACGCCTGGCGGCCAGTACAAGTTCAGCCGCGAATCGGTCGACCAGCTGAAGGCCGACACCGCGGCGTCAAAGGCGGTCGCCTCGTGAGGGGTTGCCGGGGAGTTCAGATTGCTCTCTCAGGGTCGGGTCGAGCTGTGACGTCCGTCGTGCGCGTCCAGAGCCGCCCGACGCCGCGAACGGGGTGCCAAGTAAGCCTTACCGTCTGCCCCTCGAAGCCGACCGCACGCCAGTCGGCTTGGAAGCGTGTCCGGGAATGCTTCGACTTCGGGGCTCCAGCACCTTGCGTCACGAGTCGGATCTGGGCGTCGGCGCTGATGATCCAAGCGTCGTCGATGATCAGCGTGCCGTCTCCGACCATGTCCACTTCGACGACCCACAGGCGATCGGTTTCGGTGCCGGTCGCGCCTTCTTGCGACCAGATGACGGCGCTAAAGCTGTACTGGCGATCGCGTTCTTTCCTGAGCGACACCCACAAGGCGGCGAGGGCGATCAGAGCGGCTGCGATCGCAATCCAATCGGAGGGTTGCATGCCCCTGATCGTACGGGCGGCGGCCTCGTGAAGCCCTTCTTGGCGGACGCGCCGATGCGCGGTGTCGATGTTGACCCGATCCTGCCGGCCGAGCTCCGGCCCCGTCAGGAGCGCCTGCTCGAAGCGATCCTGACTGAGCAGCGGTCACTGGTGAGGCAGTGGCTTCTTCTTACTCAGCGCGAGGGGAACTCCCGGAGCAACCCACAGATCGACGGCCACGCCGACCAACTCGACGTGGAGGAATCGGCCGCCGGCTCCGATCGCTCCGGTGATCTCGCGATGAAGCGCTTCCTCGAGGGCGTCCGGCAGGTAGCCGAGCAGTTCGCCGCCGTAGTGCAGGCCAATGGCCATGGTTCTTCCTCTCCTGTGGGTGGTGCGCCGGCGTCTGCCGGCGCGGGTTTCAGCACCCCTGAGCCTATGGGCGAGGACGCCGGCGCGGGCACGACCCCAACCGTGTCCCAGCCGGACGGCGCCGCGGACGGGTCCCCCACCGGATCCGCGGCGTCGGACGGGTCGCGGGGCGGCGACGAGACCTCGTCGCCCCGCGTCCACGTCCACTGGACCGGTCAGCTCGGCCCGGCGTCCATGCACTTCGATAAGGCGGTCTTGGTCAACGCCATCGAGGAGCAGTGGCGCAGAGACGGCGACCAGAGGTCGCTGTACCGATGAGCGCCGGACAGATCCTCGCCGCCGCGGCCATCGTCGGTGGCGGCGTGCTCGCCGCCGGCTTCCTCGCCGGGGCCGCGCTCGCGGGCTGGGTGTGGGTGGCGTGGCGGCGGGAGTGCCGCGACCAAGCGCGTCAGGAGGCGCAGCGCGCAGCTGAGAAGGCCCGCTCCGAGACGGTCGCGTTCTGGGGGCCGTTGTCGGTAGCTGAGGCCGAGGCGATCGTGCGGAGGGCCGCACGCGGCATGCATCTTCCGGGCTGAGCCCGGGCACAGAAGAAGCGGGCCACCTCTCCGGTCAGAGCTCGGCGACCCGCTTCCACCTACCACCGAAGGATACCAATGAGCACCGATACCCACGATCAGCGCGCGTCCGTGCCGGTCCCGCGGATCCCGTCCGAGGATCTGCCGGCGTCCTGGTTCTTCGAGGCCCGCGACCTGGACACGTTCGCCCGTGATCGTCGGCAGACCCCGCTGGGTGAGAAGCAGCGGGCGTTCTCCTCGGAGCGTTACCGGCTGTCGATCCAGGCGGAGAAGACGGCCCGCGCTGTCCTGCACGCGTTGCAGGACCTCGGCGTCGACGACCGGGCCGGCGTGCTCGCCCCGTCCCTGGAACGGATCCGTGGGCAGCTGGACCAGCTCGTCCGGATCAACGACCTGCTGTACCGGCGTGCGGCGGAGGCCGCAGACCGGCACCACGAGCAGGTGTGCAGCCGCCTCGGCGTCGACACGGTGCACGCCGCCCACGAGCACGAGGAGGGCAGCGGAGATGCCGTACCCGCGTAAGCACGCCCGCCGCTGGGACACGGTGTCGATGTCGACAGCGGCCGGCCGCCGCAGCAAGGCGTTCCGGGACTTCACCGTCTCCTACACCTCAGCACCCGAGCGCCGCGACCAGATCCGCAACGCGGCCCGCCGCAACTTCGGCACCGACGTGCACGTCGACCCGGACACCGGGCAGATCGCCGACGCGCGCACCGCGGAGATCGTCGGCCACTTCACGACCCAGACCATGCAGAGAGGAAGCACCCGATGATCCGCCCGACCCCGACCGTCGCCGCCCGTCGACGCCGCACGGTCCTTTGGCTGCCGATCGGCTTGCTCGGCGCCGTCGTCGCCCTGTTCGCGACGCCGTCGGCCCTGATGCTCGCCCCGAACGGGGCGTGGCTCCTCGGGGCCGGCGTCGCCCTGGTCGGCTGCATCGGCGCCGTCCTCGACGACGGGAAGGTCGGCGACCGATGAGCCTGCGCAGCATCGTGACCAAGGAGCAGCGCTGCGAGTGGATCCGCGACGGGCGCGGCGCGGCCGCCCGCATCGACCGGATCGACGGTTTCCACCCGAACCAGTCGGAGCCGGCCAACCGGACCACCGTGCTCGTCAACGGCCTCGCCATCACCTTCGCCCTGCCCGCCGCCCGCGTGCAGGAGCTCATCGAGAAGGCCACCGCCGAGCGCGTCGAGACCATGCAGGGAAGGCAGGGCTGATGGGCGACATCGTGAGCGAGCAGCAGTACCTGGGCAACACGACGAGCGGCCTGCTCGACGCCGACGCCGTCGACGCGCCGGTCGACGAGCTGCAGAAGACGCGCCTCGAAGCGGACGCGGAGCTGCACCTGGCGCTGGGCCTGACGGCGCAGCAGGACGGGGACTGGGAGTCCGCGGCCGAGCACACCGCAGCGGCCGCCGCGATCTACACGGCGATCACCGCATGGGCGCGGGCGCAAGAGGAGGTGCCGTGCTGATGGCTTCGATCACCTGCAAGGAGTGCGGACACACGACGACGGCGCGCACCCTGCCGATCGCTGAGTACGGGATCCGCCGGCACTCGTGCGAGCGGACCCGGGCTCTGGCGGATGCCGCGGCCCGCGCGGCCGCACGGCGAACGAGCTCGGGCGTGCGCCGCGACTGCCAGCACAAGATTGCCCACCATGAGCACGGCACCCGCACGGCGTACGTCCTGGACCGGTGCCGGTGCCGGCCATGCCGGGACGCGCAGGCCGCTGACGCTGCTGTGCGGGCCCGCAGTGAGGCGTACGGGCGGCCGACGACGACGTACGTCGACGCCGAGCCCGTCCGCGCGCACCTGCGCATGCTGCTGGCCCACGGGATGGGGCTGAAAACCATCTCCAAGCAGTCCGGGATCTCGAATGCGACTTTCGGCCGGATGCTCTACGGAGACCGACGCAGCGGCCGCGGCGCGCAACAGCGGACCATGCCCCACGTCGCCACCGCAGTACTCGCCGTCCAGGCCACCCGCGACACCCTCGCCGACGGCGCGAAGGTCGACGGCACGGGCACCACCCGCCGCCTGCAGTCGCTCGCATGCCTGGGCTACTCGACGGAGGTCCTTGCGGCCCGCCTCGGGCTGGCCCAGCGGAGCAAGTTCGGCGACCTCGTGTTCGGCCGGCGGGGCGTCACAGCCGGGACCGAGCGGAAGGTGCGCGTCCTGTACAACGAGCTGTGGTGCACGCCGGCGCCGTCCGAGAACCGGTGGCAGGAGGCCGCGGTCACCCGCACCCGGAACGCGGCGGCAGCACGCGGGTGGCTGCCCCCGATGGCGTGGGACGACGACGCGATCGACGACCCGGAGGCGTCGCCGTCGGTGACGGTGCTTCCGACCGCCGGCCGGGCGCTCGGTGGTCGGCCCGCCCGTTACCACCACGTCGCCGAGGACGCCGAGGACCTGCTGCGGGCGGGCGAGAACTGGGAAACGGTCCAGTCACGCCTGGGGCTGAGCGCGAACGCGCTCGAGAAGAACCTGAGCCGCGCGGGCCGGAGTGACCTGGTGACCGCGCTCAAGAACGCCCAGGACCTCCGCGGCGGCCCCCGCCAAGCGCACAGCCGGAGGGCCTCGTGAAGGACGAATGGCACGGCGAGCTCTGGCCGGCCGTGCCTGACCGCCCCGTGCTCGACCAGCTGTACCGGTGCGTGTGGGAGGTGCAGGACCCGCACGTCGGCCGGAAGCAGCTGCTCGGCATGGCGGCCGCCGACTTCCCCCTGGTGCTCGCCGCCGACGGCCTGGAGCTGGCCGGCGACCCGCAGATCTACCCGAAGCCCGGGATCCGGGAACCGAACTACGAGGACGTGCAGACCGTGATCATCGGCCTGGCGCCCGTCAGACGAATGGAGGTGGCCAGCGATGGCGACGAGAAGCAAGAAGGCTGACCAGGCCGCGCCCGCGCTCGCAGCGCACGCGGCGGTGTTCGACTACGTGCCGGCCGCGGCGATCCGCCCGCACCCGCGGAACGTGCGCGTCGACGTCGGCGACGTCCGCGAGCTCGCCGAGTCGATCCGCTCCCAGGGCGTGCTCCAGCCCTTGACTGTGGCCCCGCACCCCGACGGCGTCGAAGGCGAGTGGATCGTGATCGCCGGGCACCGTCGCCTCACCGCGGCCAGGGTCGCGGGCCTGACCGAGATCCCGGTCATCATCCGCCGTGACCTCACTGGCGAGGACCAGCAGATCAGCGCGATGCTCGTCGAGAACCTGCAGCGCACCGACCTGACCGTCATGGAGGAGGCCGACGGCTACCAGGCCCTCCTCGACTTCAACTGGGACGTCAAGCGCGTCGCCAAGTCCGCCGGCCGCTCCCAGACCCTCGTCCGCGACCGCCTCAAGCTCCGCAAGCTCCCCGACACCGCCCAGGACCGCGTCGCGTCCGGCTCCCTCACCATCGAGCACGCGCTCGCGTCCCTGGAGTTCGAGGGCGACGAGCAGACGCAGGAGCGGATCCTCAACGCCCGGAAGGCGGACCTCGAATACGAGATCCGCCGTGCCCGGACGGCGAAGGAGGAAGCCGCGCTCCAGGCCCTCGTCGAGGCCCTGCTCGTGAAGCTCGACGCCGGCGTCACCGACCTCGATCTCGAGGCGTGGGCTCTGCGGTCGAACGGCTGGACCGACATCGAGAGCGTCGGCACCGACCTCGCCGCGGTCGAGGCGGGCGTCAAGGACGGTCGCCTCATAGTCCGCACCAAGGGCGGCCGCCTCTGGTGGGCCGTCCGAGTCGGCGCTGTCGACGACGAAGAAACCGAGGAGCAGCGCGGCGCCCGCGAAGAAGAAGAGCGGAGGGCGCAGCGCGAGGCCGACCTGGACGCCGGACTCGCCATCGCAGGCGAAGCCCGCGAGGTGTTCCTCCTCGACGTCGTCAAGAAGGCGACATCAGAGCTCGCCACCGAGATCGCCCACCACGCCGCGGTGCACGAGTGGATGCGTGACTACGCGTCACACGAGAAGCGGGGCATGGCCCATCTCCTCGACGTCGCACTGCCCGACGATGCCGGCTACAGCACCACCAACGACATCGTCCTGGCCGCGCTCGCGGAAGCCGAGCCGGCCCGAGCGCTCGCGGTGATGGCGATCGCCGACCTGCAGCTCGCGAGCCTGCGCTACCACCGAGAGTGGATGCCCTGCGCTGTCCTGGATAGCCAGCTGAAGGCGCTCGACATCCTCGGCTACCAGCTGACCGACATCGAGCGCGAGGCCATGGCGCACTGGGCCGCCGACGAGACGGAGCGGGCGTCGTGATGGCCGACGAGATGCCGGGCCTCGACGCCGTGAGCGCTTTGGTCGACGAGCTCGAGCCGGTGTGCACGATCGCGGACGCGATCACCCTGCGCGCCGGCCAGCCGGAGCCCTGTGCGATCCGCCCGGGCTACTCGGTGCGGCTGCACCGCTGCGGCGACCCGGCCGGCAGCCTGGTCACCGCCTGCCGGCCCCACCTGAACTCGCTCGCGGGCGTCATGGAGCACCTGATCTTGGCGCACCACCTGGCTGCGATCGGATGTCCGCGGTGCGAGGAGCGTCTGATGCTGCCCGACGGCGTCCTGTGGGAGGTGACCGACCTGTGAGCGACGACGAGCGCACGCGCCGGCCGCGGCCGCTGCGGGAACGGCATGACCGGCCGGTGGTGCTGTGCGAGTCGTGCAGCAAGCCGATCAATCCGGCGACGGGCGAGTGCCCGGGGTGCTCGTGAGCGTCCCGCGGCGGGAGGACGGGCGGGGCGTGTGCCCGGTCTGCGGTGAGCAGAAGGCGATCCAGACGATCGCGGACGAGTGCGAGGCCCGGCACGCCGCCGAGGCCGAGCAGAGCAACAACGAGAACGGAACGAGAGGGGAGCGGGCATGAGCGTCACGATCGACGTGGACACCCGGGATCTGCGGCAGGCGCTGACGGCGGTGCTGCCGCACGCGGGCACCGACGAGAACGTGCAGGACCACCACCGGGTGTACTTCCTGCCGGCACCGGACCAGATGCTGGTGTGCGCGACGAACGGGTGGTCCGCGGGCATGGCCACCGTGTCGGTGTACGACCAGGACGGGCTGACCGCGGACGCGGAGACCGACGCGTTCACCCTGATGCCGGGCACGGCGCGGGAGCTGCTCGGCTTGTTCCCCGCGTCGTCGCAGCGGGACGAGAACGACATGGGCGGCGCGCTGCGCTTCACGATCACCGGTGAGGACCTCGTCGTCCTCGACGTGTCGGGCCTGTGGCCCGGCAAGGAGCTGAAGCTGCCGGGCACGAACAGCTACGAGACGGTCCTCAACCTGCCCCTGACGTTCCTCCGCGCCGTCGCAGCGCCCCGGGCGCTCCCGGGCCGGGTGCCGACGAACGGGAAGCTCCTGAAGGCGTTCACGTCGGCGGCCGCCGCGTACGGCAAGCCGCTGGTGATCGAGCCGACGGGGCGGACCACGAGCATCCTGATCCGCTGCGGGGCGAGCTTCCTCGGCCTCCTCACCCCGACCCGCTTCGACGACTACGAGCAGACCGAGCACGACACGTGGGCGGACGCTTGGCCGGACCGCCTCGACGGTCCCGCCCGCGGCCTCCGCCAGCCCCAGAAGGACGGAGCAGCAGCATGAGCACCATCCGAGAGTTACAGCAGCTCGCCTACGAGCAGTCCGCAGCTAAGGGCTTCCACGATGACGAGCCGACCGACCCGCGTGAGGTCGCCTGGCTGAACGGCCAGCGCATCGCACTGATCCACTCCGAGCTGTCCGAGGCGCTCGAGGAGCTGCGCAGCGGCCACGCTCCGAGCGAGATCTACTATCCGAAGCCGTGCCTCCCGGACTCGCTCGTCGCCGAGGTGGGTGTCGCTCGCGCCGAGGAACTCATGGAGCGCAACTCCGCCGGCAAGCCCCGCAAACCCGAGGGCGTTCCGGCCGAGATGGCCGACGTCGTGATCCGCGTCATGGACTTCTGCGGCGCGAACGGCATCGACCTCGAGGCCGCCATCACCGAGAAGCTCGAGTACAACGCCACCCGCTCGCACAAGCACGGCGGGAGGGCGTTCTGATGGCCGGCGGCCGGTACGCCGAGGGCACGTCCGTCGACTCAGGGCGCTCGCGGCAGGAGATCGAGAAGACGCTGGCCAGGTACGGGGCGACGTCGTTCGCGTACGGGTGGGAGCCGACCCGCGCCGTGATCCAGTTCGAGATCGACGGCCGCCGGGTGCGATTCGTGCTGCCGATGCCGGACCGGCAGGAGCGCCGCTTCACGCACACCCCGACGACGGACAAGCCCCGCTCCTCGTCGGCCGCGGAGAACGAGTACGAGCAGGCCGTCCGGCAGGCGTGGCGGGCGCTCGCCCTCGTGGTGAAGGCGAAGCTCGAAGCGGTCGCCGCCGGCATCGTCACCTTCGACGAGGAGTTCCTCGCCCACTTGGTCCTCCCGACCGGGGAGACCGTGTTCCAGCACGCCGGCGAGGCGGTCCAGGCGTCGATCGCCACCGGCCGACTCCGCCCCATGCTGCAGTTGGAGGCCGACGATGCATGACCCGATGACCATGGTGTGGAGCGTGCGCCTGCCGATCCCGTCGAGAGTGTGCCGGATGACCTCGCTGCAGAGGTCTTCGCGCCGCAAGGGCTGGTCCTGGCCTTACGTGAGGGTGGCCGGCCGCGAGCTCTACTTCGGTCACGCCCTCATCGACGTCTGGCACGTCGAGCCGGGCGGCCGTGACGCCGGCGAGGTGTGCCGTTACCGGGATCACTGGAAGCACCCGGGTCACTGGCGGCTCCGCTACCCGATGGCGCACAGGCTGCAGAGACGCCTGTTCACGGTGTGCTCCTGGTGCAGTGAGCCGGGATCGAAGGGGGATTCCGTGAACACCGGCCACGGCTGGGACGAGGACCACTCGCCGGCGCACTGGTGGCAGTCGGAGAGGGGGCTGTACCACTCGGCGTGCAGCAGCGCACAGCATGCACACCAGATGTGCAGCTGTAGGACACCCAGTCCGAACCCCGCCCCGGGTCGCCACGCCTGCACTGTATGCGGGCTGTTCCTCAAGTACGACGGCAACCCGGAGCGCGACGTCTACCGGCTGACGAAGCGACTTGTTCTACCCGGTCGCCGCCCCAGCCCGGAGGCACGGGACGCCATCCGAACCGCATGGGAAGAGCAGCGGAGGTCCGGCCGTGGCTGACCTCCGCAACGTCGTGCTGCACCTGCAGACGGCCGCGGTCCGCGCGGAGCGGGAGGCCGCTTCGTCGACGTCTTCGGCTGACCGTGAGTTCTGTGAGCAGAGGGCCGCCGAGTTCGTGCTTGCCGCCGCGGCCCTGGAGCAGCTCGCCGGCCAGCCGATGGTGCTGTCCGTCCGTGCCGCGCTCGCGGACCGGAACCCCGAGCCCTCAACGGCGCTGGACCGGATGCTCGCCGACCCGCCCCGTCGGGCTCACGAGGTGGACAAGACCTATGACGAGAAGACGGACGCCTGGGACCGCGTCGGCGGCGACATCGTCCTGACCAATCCCGAGTGCCGAGCCGACAAGCACGACAGCTGCGACGGCCGCGGATGGAACGAGACGCGGGACCGGTACGAGGGCTGCCCGTGCGGCTGCCACAAGACGCACGTGGGCGGTCGGTCGTGAGCTCGCGGCTGGTGTTCACGTGCGACGGCTGCGACCGCCGCTACGCGGCACACACCGCCGACCGGTCCGCCGCCGCGGCTGAGGCACGGAACCACGGCTGGTCCATCGGCTGGGCCGCGGACCGCTGCCCAGCATGCAAACCAGAGGAGGTCTGGACGCGGCGCTCGTCGAGCACGGAGACGTCGACGCCTGCCCAGACCCATGACCACCAGCCGCGCGGCCCGCCCACGCGCACCGACCCCTGATCGCGCTACCGCACCCAACCAGGAGGAGAGACCTCGTGTTCTTCCAAGTCGACGACCAGTTTCAGGTGAACGCCAAGGCGCAACACCTGGCACGCGAAGCGATGATGAAGAGCATCGACGGACTCGCCGCCCTCGGAGTGTGGACGATGGCCGGCTCCCTCTGCCAAGCGAAGCTCACCGACGGCGTCGTCACAGTCGAGGATCTCGTCTCGATCCTCCTGAATCACGACGTCGCCCTCGCGCTCGCGGGCAAGCTGGTGGCCGCCGGCCTGTGGCATGCGCCTGGTCATTCCTGCGACCGGTGTGACGTCGTGCCCGACGGGGCGTGGCGGTTCCACGACTGGTATGCGATGGGCTACGACCAGGGCGCCGCGGTGAAGCTGAAGCGGCGGAAGGCCGCGGAGTTGAAGGACCCTGCTGTGCGCGCAGCGGTGTGGGCCAGAGACGCCGTGGACGCCGCCAACCCGACGTCGGCGCACTGCCGGTACTGCGGGACCCTGGTGAAGCAGAAGGACGGCCGCAGTGAGAGCCGCCCCGAGCTGGACCACGTGGACCCCCTGGTGGTGTGCGGGCCGTCGAACATCGTGGTCGCGTGCCACACGTGCAACCGGGCGAAGGGCAACCGGACCCCGGAGGCAGCTGGGATGACGCTGCTACCTGCCCCCCGCGGCTCGTCCGCTGAACCCTCGCCTCGATCACCGCTCAGCGTTGCTGGTCGGCAGAGGAGTTCGCACGAGCCGTCGGGCGCGGCGGAGAAGCCGTCTCCTGCTGCCGAGCACGCCGGCGATCGCACCGGACCAGACCGGGAACCACCCCCGATCACACCCGGAACCACCCCCGATCACACCCCGGACCACGCCTCGGGAGCTATCCCGGGCGCACGTACGCGGGCGGCAGGGCAGGGCAGGGCAGGGGAAGGTTCCGTTGAGGTACCGGCTGGGTCGGGCAAGGTCAGCCCGACCCAGCCCACCTCATCGTCTGGTCGGAAGCGTCGTCGCCGCCGTCGTGCTCGTGGTGAGTCCAGCCAGGTGAGTGAGCAGGTGGTGAGCCAGGAACAGGGCCCAGCCCGTGAACCCGGCCGGGCTGGGTCTGCCCCACCCGTCCCGGTCGACGGCCGGTTCGGGTCACCGTTCCACGGGCAGCACCGCCGGGTCGACGACCCTGACGATGCGCGCTGCGGCGAGCACGGCGAGCACCTGCCGTGCCGGCGCTGCCGGGTGGACCCGTGAGCGGGCCGAACCCGCTCGAGCGGGCGGTGCTGGCCTGGCCGGAGGCGGAGTTGCAGTCGAACGTGGTCGCGCTGGTCAAGGCGCTGCGGGGCCGGTACTTCCACGTCTACGACAGCCGTCGCAGCGTTCCGGGCTACCCCGACCTGCACGTGTGGTTCCCGAACTGCCGGCACCCAGTCGGGCTGTTCCGGGAGTTGAAGACCGAGCGGGGCCGACTGTCCGACGAGCAGGCAGTGATCATCGAGCAGTTCCGGGCGTGCGGGTACGACGTCGGGGTGTGGCGGCCGCGGGACTGGGTGAGTGGACGGATTCAGAACGAGCTGCGGGAGGCGGCAAGGTGATGGTCGAGGAGAAGAAGCCAGTGCCGGGCGAGCGGCTGTACACCGTCGTCGTCGACGGGCGGGTGCGGCGGCTGCCGTACACCCTGGCGAAGAAGGCGCTGCTCGTGCCGCGGGGCGCGTGCCGGTCGGGCCTGCACCGCGGCGAGCCGCCCGAGGCCGAGCGGGGCACGTGGTGGTGCACGACGTGCACGGATCGGGTGCGCGGGTGGTTCCGGGAGATCGCTGACGCATGGCCTCAGCTGCAGGAGCTGGTGTTCACCGGGACCGGCGAGAAGCGGGAGGGTGGCCGCGCGACGGTGACCGGTTCGCCGGCGCCGCTGGACGTGTCCGTCGTCGACGTCCTGGTCGACGTCGAGCAGTGGATGCGGGACCAGGCGGCCCACCTGCTCGAGGACCGTCCGAAGGCGCAGCTGCCGGATGACCGGTCGGGCGGGTCGCTGGCGCAGTGGTTCGCGTGGTGGCATGTGCTCTACGTCGCGACGCACCCGGAGGCGTCGCTGGCCGAGGCGCTGCCGACAGAGGTGCAGGAGCGTGCCGCGCAGGTGCGCCGGGTGACCGAGGCGACTGGCCGACGCCGCGAGTGGGTCGGCCGACCGTGCGCCGAGATCGTCTCCACCGTCGATGAGCTCGGCGACGGTGCGCGCGTGCACTGCCGGCTCCCGCTGTACTTCGTGCACCCGGGGTGCGAGGCCGACGACGTGCAGCTGGAGCTGAGGTGCGACGCCGGCCACAGGACGCCGCTGCCCACGACGACGACGAGGAAGCCAGCGTGAGCGCTTCGGCAGGGTGGCTGACGGCAGCTGAGGTGGCGAAGCTGACGGGCCGGTCCGTGTCTGCGGTGTACTTCGCGGCGTCGAAGCACGGGTGGCGGCGTGAGCGATCTCGGACGGTGCGGTACGCGTCCGCCGACGTGGTCGCCACATTCGGCCAGGAGATGGCCGCGACACGCCGCACAGAGGCCGTCAAGCGACACCTGCTCGCGAAGTACGGGACAGTGCGCTAAGGTCTGAGACTGATGGTGGTGTAGTGCACCCGAGGGAAGGCCGGACGCTGATGCGCCCGGCCTTCGCTGTGTGTGCTGCTCTCCAGAGGCCGAGGAGGCGAGTGCGATGTAGGTGCTCCGGAGGTGGTCGTCGTGGACAACGGTCTGACGATCCCGGCCTGGTCGGGACGACGCCGCGCCGAGGCGTTGCGCCTGGTCAAGGCGATCGGCCGGCGCACCAACGCGCCGTGCTGCATCTGCGACCAGCCCATCGACTACAGCCTGGAGTACCCGGACCCGTGGTCGTGCTCGGTGCAGCACCTCAAGTCGCGGTTCCTGTTCCCTGCGCTGACGTGGGACCGCAGCAACTGGGCGCCGGCTCACATTTCGTGCAACAAGTCGGCCGGCGCGGGTGAGGCATCCGACGTCGCGCCCGCCGGCCTCGGGGTGACGTCGGACGACTGGTGACCCGAACCTGTGAGGAAGCTGGGAAATCCTTAATCTGACAGATTAGGGGCGACCGTGCTCGTCGAGGTGTTAGCCGGAAAAAATCCAGCTCGGCGACCGGCCGGCCTCTCCGCGCCGCCACCGACCTCTCCCCCCGGCGCTGACGTGCCGAAACGCTGCATAGCTATGCAGAGTTGCCGCGAAAACGGACCCGGGGGTGCCATGCACGACCGTCGAGCGATCCGCAGCGAGCACGCCGAGGGCGGCACGATCCGCGGGATCGCGCGGACTCGAGAGGCGTCGCGCAACGCGGTGCGCCGGGCGCTCGTCACCGGCGCGCGGGAGCGGTACTGGCGGCCATCGGCGACGGAGGACGCCGAGCCTGGCGTCCGTGACGTCCTCGCCGACTACCCGCACATGAAGACGTCGGACGTCGCCGTCCTGATCGGCTGGGATCGCTCCTACCGGGCGCTGGCCGTGCTGGTGGCGAGGATCCGCCCCGAGTACACGGAGGGCCGGGCGCTGCGCGCTCGCCCGATGTCGTCGCTGCGCCGCGGCCGCCTGGTCGCAGTGGGGACGCTGCAGGCAGGGAAGGTGGTTCGCTGTGGCCAAGCGCGTGCAGGAGCCACCGCAGCCGGTTGAGCCGCCCGAGGGGATGCCAGCCGACGTCGCCGGGGTGTGGCGGGAGATCGTCGCGTCGAACGACCTGGCCGGCCGGGTGGACCGTGCCGCGCTCGAGGCGTTCGCCACCCTGGTCGCCCGCATGCGCGAGGCACGGGACCGGGTCGCCGAGGAGGGCCTCATCGTCGAGGACTCCCGCGGCCGGACCGTCCCGCACCCGGCGCTGCTCGTCGAGCGGCAGACCGCGGAGCAGATCCGCGCCTGGGGCGACCGGTTCGCTCCCCTGGTCAAGCCGGTCCGCCGCCGCGGGTACATGGCCGACGCCACAGCCTCGGCGATCGCCGGGGCGAAGCACCTGCAGGATGAGTCGGGCAAGAAGTTCGCCGGCGCGGTCGCCGCGGCGAAGACGTTGGCGTGGCTGATCGACGAGGCGCAGCGGACGAGCATGGACGCGCTGATGAAGGCGTCCTCGACGTCCGGCATCGTGCCTTCCTACCTGAAGGTGTGCGCCGAGCTGCAGATCACGCCGGCGTCCGTCGCAGACGCCGTGGGAGCCACCGGCAAGGGCAAGCCCAAGTCCGGGGGTACCGGCGGCCGCCGTGGCCACCTGCAGGCGATGCAGGGCGGCGCGGTCGGCGTCGCCGGCGCGAGCACGGGGGCCTGACCGGTGACCACGGCGATGCTCGTGGATACCGGCCCCGGCACCCTGTACTACGAGACCGTCCACGACGGCGACGTCGCGCTGACCGACACCGGGACACGGTACGGCTGCGCCGAGCCGCGGTTGAGCACGCCGCCGCTGCGGCCGCTGACGCCGGAGACGTCGATGGGGTTCTCGGTCATCGAGTTCGCCACGAACATCCTGCGCGTCACGCTGATGCCGTGGCAGCGGGCCCTGCTGATCCGCATGCTTGAGCTCCGGCCAGATGGCGGGCTCCGGTTCGCGACGGTCGTCGTGCTCGTGGCCCGGCAGAACGGGAAGAGCACGCTCTCCCAGGTGCTCGCGCTGTGGTTCATGCTCGTGGCCGGCTGGCCGCTGGTGCTGGGGACGGCGCAGGACCTGGAGACGGCCGAGGAGGTCTGGGAGGGAGCGGTCAGCCTCCTCGAGGACAGCGACGACGAGGACGACGACGATGATTCCCTCGCGGATCTCATCTCGCGTGTGGTGAAGGTCAACGGCAAGAAGTCGCTAATCCTGACCAACGGCACCCGGTACAAGGTGAAGGCCGCGAACCGGCGCGCCGGCCGAGGGTTCTCGGGCAACCTCGTGCTGCTCGACGAGCTTCGCGAGCACCAGAACTGGCTCGCGTGGGGCGCGATCACGAAGACCACGCAGGCTCAGGTGTTCTCCCTGATCCTGGCCCTGTCGAACGCCGGTGACCTGACGTCCGTGGTGCTGCGCTACCTGCGCAAGATGGCGCACAAGGCGATCGGCGACCCGGACGGGATCTGCAAGGACGACGACGACCTCGGACCGACGCAGCTCGACCTCGAGGACGACGGCGACGAGGGCGACTCCGCCGACGACTGGGCGCAGGACGGCGAGTCGCTGGCCGTGTTCGAGTGGTCCGCCGCTCCCGGCCTGAGCAAGTGGGACCGGGACGGCTGGGCGCAGGGCAACCCCGCGCTCGGCTACCGCATCAAGGAGCGCAAGATCGCCTCAGACTGCCGGATCGACCCCGAGTGGGTGTTCCGCACCGAGGTGCTGTGCCAGTGGTCCGACGGCGTCGTCGACGGGCCGTTCCCTCCGGGGTCGTGGGAGAAGGGCGTCAACGAGACGACCGAGGGCCCAGACGACAAGCTGGTGCTGAAGAACGACGCGGACCGCATCGTCGGCGACGTATGGGCGTGCGTGGACACCGCGCACGACCGGGAGCAGACCTACATCGCGTTCGCCGGCCGCCGCGCCGACGGAGCCGCCCAGGTCGAGGTCGTCGCCGGCCGCTACGGCCAGGACTGGGTCAAGGCCTGGCTGATGGACGACAAGCGCCGCGGCCGCATCAAGGCCGTCACGGGCCAGACCCGCGGCGCGCCGGTCTCGTCGCTGATGTCGAACATGGCCGAGGACGTCGCTTTCACGATCCCGGTCCGGGAGTGGGCGGGCTCGGACATCATGGGCGCCTTCGGCGACCTGTTCGACGCCGTCCGGGACGTGAAGGTCAAGCACAACCCGCAGGGCCCGCTCGACGCCGCGGCGAAGGTCGCGGTCACCAAGGCGCTCGGTGACGGCAAGGCCCTGGACCGGCAGCACTCGCCGACCGACATCGCCCCGCTGGTGGCGTTCGAGGGCGCGCTGTGGCTGCTCCTGAAGTACAAGCCCCCGCCACCGCCCGCATCCGCCCCGCCCATGGCGGTCACCACCGATGACGACGACGACGAGTACGGCACCGCGGACCTGATGACCATGGGCTTCTGACTCAGACGGACGGGGGTGCGCCGTGGCGGATTCGACCTCGGAGAAGGGCTACTCCTCGGGTGCATCGGCATGGTGGGCCGCCCCAGACGAGGAGGAGACCCCGGAACTCCGGTGGCCCCACAACGTCGAGGTCTACGACCGGATGCGCCGCCAGGACGCCCAGGTCATGTCCGTCATGCGGGCCGTCACCCTGCCGATCCGGCGCACCGCGTGGCGGATCGACCCGAACGGCGCTCGCGACGAGGTGGTCGCTCTAGTGGCGCACGACCTCGGGCTGCCGGTCGTGGGCCAGGGCGAGGAGCAGGTGCTCCGCACCCGGGACCGCTTCTCGTGGCCGGACTACCTGCGGCTCTCGTTGCTCAAGCTCACGTTCGGGCACTCGTTCTTCGAGCAGGTGTACCGCATCGACGAGCAGGGCTACGCGCGACTGCGGAAGCTCGGATGGCGGCCACCACGGACCATCAGCAAGGTCGACGTCGCCGCCGACGGCGGCCTGGTCGCGATCGAGCAGCACGGCGTCGGCGTCGGCGCCGACGCTCGCATGGATGTTGACCGGCTCGTCGCCCACGTCAACGACCGCGAGGGCGGCAACTGGCTGGGTGCATCCCTGCTGCGGCCGGCGTACAAGTTCTGGTTGCTGAAGGACCGGCTGTTGCGGATCCAGGCGCAGACCGTGGACCGCAACGGCATGGGCGTGCCCGTCTACGAGTCCGCCGAGCAGCCGAAGGAACTTGAGCCGGAGAAGCAGATCGAGCGCCAGAAGGACGAGCTGCGGGAGGGCAAGCGGCTGGCCCAGGGCTTCCGGTCCGGGGACAACGCCGGCGCCGCCATCCCGAACGGCGCGAAGCTGACGCTGAAGGGCGTCGAGGGCAACCTGCCCGACGCCGAGAAGCCGATCCGCTACTACGACGAGCAGATCGCCCGCGCCGTCCTCGCCCACTTCCTGAACCTCGGCACCGAGACCGGGTCCTGGGCGCTGGGTTCCACGTTCGCGGACTTCTTCACCCTGTCGCTGCAGACGGTGGCCATGGAGATCGCGGACACCACCACGCAGCACGTCGTCGAGGACCTGGTCGACCAGAACTGGGGCGAACAGGAACCGGCCCCGCGTGTCGTATTCGACGAGATCGGGTCCCGGCACCCCGCCACCGCCGAGGCGATCAAGGCACTCGTCGACTGCGGCGCGATCACCCCCGACGAGAAGCTCGAGCAGTGGTCGCGCGGGACGTTCGGCATGCCGGCCGCCGATCTGGAAACGCGTCGGGAGCCTCCGGCCAGCAGCAACCCGCCAGCGCCGAGCACGAACGAGCCCCCACGGAGGGAACGATGACTGAGCCCCGATACCGCTTCCGCGGCGGCGTCCGGCCCGCAGCCGGCCTGCGCGCCTCCATCCTCGCGTCCCCAAACGAGGACGGCACCGCAACCCTGGCGATCTACGACCCGATCGACAGCTGGGGCGGCGACTGGGGCGTCTCGGCGAAGGAGTTCACCGCGGCGCTCGCGGCCCTGCCGGACACCACCACCGAGATCCGCCTGCACCTGAACTCGCCCGGCGGCGAGGTGTTCGAGGCCGTCACCATGCTCAACCAGCTCCGTGCGCACCCGGCGCGCGTCGTCGCCGTCGTCGACGGCCTGGCGGCCTCCGCGGCCTCGTTCCTCGCCGCCGGCGCGGACGAGGTCGTCATGGGCCGCAACACGCAGCTGATGGTCCACGACGCCTCGGGTCTCGTCATCGGCAACGCCGGCGATATGCATCAGATGGCCGGCGTCCTCGACAAGCTCTCCGACAACATCGCCTCGATCTACGCCGAGCGCGCCGGCGGCGAGATCAAGGACTGGCGGGACGTCATGCTCGCCGAGACCTGGTTCACCGCCGAAGAAGCCGTCGCGGCCGGCCTCGCCGACCGCGTCGACACCGGCGATGACGCTGCCGCCGGCACCGAGCCGGCGCCGACGAACCGCTTCGACCTGTCGATCTTCGCCCACGCCGGCCGCGCCGACGCGCCCGCCCCGCGGATCGCGGCGCGCCACCGGCCCAGTGGGAACGCCAAGGGCGGCATCTTGCCGCCGCTGCCCGCCTCCGTGCGCGCAGCCCTCACGCCTCCGGCCGAGCCGGCGGACATCACCACCCCCAACCAGGAAGGAACCGGTGCCATGCCGGACATCACCCAGGGGCTCCGCGATCGGCTCGGCATCTCGGCCGACGCCGACCTGACGGACGAGCAGCTGCTCGCCGCCGTCGACGAAGCCCTCGACGAGCGGGCCGGAGACCAGCCCACCGCCCGCACCACGGTCCCCGAGGGCGCCGTCCTCGTGGACCAGGCCGAGTACGCCGACCTGCGCGCCGCTGCCCAGGAGGGCCGCGAAGCCCGCCAGCAGCAGGCCGCCGACCAGCGCAACGCCATCGTCGACCAGGCCGTCCGAGACGGGCGGATCCCGCGGGCTCGGGCCGACTACTGGCGGAACCAGCTCGAGGCAGATCCGGGCGCGGCCGACGTGCTCGGCAGCTTCGAGAAGGGCGGCGCGCTGCCGCTCAACTCCCACGGGTACACCGGCGGCGTGGACGAGTCCTCGGACGACGACCGCCTGTACTCGAAGATCTACGGCGACGACAAGAAGGAGGCCTGAGCCATGGCGGACTACCTGCCCCTGTTCCGTGCCGGGGAGAGCCCCACGCACGCCGTCTCGGCCGCCGTGACCGGCGGCCAGCTGGTCGAGGTCACCGGCGACCGCGTCGTCGGCCCCGCGACCGCCGACTCGGCGAAGGTCGTCGGCGTCGCCAGCGCCGATACCCCGCTCGGTGAGCGCGTGGCCGTGTTCCGCGGCGGCGTCCAGCGCCTGACCGCATCCGGCGCGATCGCCGCCGGCGACCGGGTCGCCGCCGCGGCCGACGGCAAGGTCTCCACCACGGGCACCAACAAGATCGGCACCGCGCTCGCCGCGGCCGCCGACGGTGCCCTCGCCCCCATCCAGATGGACCGCTGAGGAGGATCCTGTGGCATACACCTACCCCGCGCCTCCGGCGACCGTCACCCAGGGTGGCACCGCCGTCGAGACGCACCAGTTCCTGCGGACGCCCACGCTGATCAGCCGGCGTCTGCAGACCCTGCTCGCGCAGAAGTACATCGCGGACTTCCTGCTGCCGGCCCGCTTCCAGGCCGTCGGCGGAGCGATCCTGTACGAGACGGGCGAGTCGATCTTCCCCGACGACGACCCCGAGGCGATCGCCCCGCTGGGCGACTACCCGAAGACGGTCATGTCCGCCGGCGAGCTCGCCGCGGCGAAGACCGTCAAGTGGGGCCGCGACACCGAGGTGTCCGACGAGTCGATCGCACGGATGCAGATGAACCCCGTCGAGCGGGCACTGACGAAGCTGGCCAACGGCAACGTCCGGTACGTCGACTCGGTCGCGCTCGGCGTCATCGCCTCCAAGCTCACGCAGACCTACACCGGGTCGGGCTGGACGTCTGCGGAGGCGATCATCGACGACGTGCTCGGCGCGAAGGCGAAGGTCGAGGAGGACAACGTCGGTGAGGGCTTCGACCTCAGCGTGGTCGTCCTCAAGCCGACCCAGTACGCCAAGGTGATGGCGAAGCTGATCGTCGACGGCCTCCTGCCCCGCGAGGCGGCGAACCCGCTCAACAGCGGCCAGTTCCCGAACTACCTCGGGCTGACGTGGACGACCACCACGCACTCGCCGGTCTCGGACCCGCTGCTCGTGGACAACATGCAGCTCGGCGGCATGGCCGACGAGGACCTGCAGTCGCCGGGCTACACCCGCTCCCGCGGCGGGGTCGGGGTCGAGGTCAAGTCCATCCGCGACGATGACATCGACGGCTGGAAGCTGCGCGCCCGCCGCGTCACCGTGCCCGTGGTCCTCGAGGGCCGCGCGGGTGTCCGCATCACCGGAACGGGGGTCTGATCGTGGCGACGACGAAGCAGCATCGAGTGAAGGCGGCGTGCGCCGTGGTCCCGGTCGGCGGGTCCGAGCGGTACCTCTACCGTGGGGCGATCCTGCCCGACGGCGTGAAGGCCGCGGACCTGAAGCGGTTCACGGAGCTCGGCCTGATCGAGGAGGTCGACATCGTGACCGCCGTGCTCGAGGAATCCGACCCCTCGACCACGTCCGACGGGCAGAACGCCCCGGAGACGGCCGCCGAGAGGAAGGCGCGCCTCGCCGCGGAGAAGGCGGAGGCCGACCAGGCCGCGGCGGACAAGGTGGCGGCCGAGAAGGTGGCGGCCGAGAAGGCGGCTGCCGACGCCGCGGCCGCCAAGGCCGCCGGCAAGTAACGGGAGGGGGCGTCATGGCGGAACGCGCCGCACTGGCCACGGCCGACAACGTCGCGAACGCGTGGCGTCCCCTCACCCCGGCCGAGCAGGCCCGCGCGGACTACCTGGCCGGCTTCGCCTCCCGGCAGCTGCGCCGGCGCTGGCGGGATCTCGACGACCGGCTCGCCGACGGCCGCCTCGACAGCGAGGACGTCCGCGACGTCGTCGTCGGCATGGTCCTGCAGGCAATCGAGCTGACCCCCGTGATGGGCGCCCGCTCGTGGCAGATCAGCTCCGGCACCGAATCCCGGCAGGTCACCCTCGCCGCCGCCGGCGGCGACCCGAACCGGATGGAGATCGTCGACTGGATGCTCGACATCCTCGACCCGGCGCGCTCGCCGGTGGTGCCGCTGTTCTCCATGCCGCCGTCGGGCCGGTACGAGCGGATCTTTCGTGAGTGGCCGGAGGGCGGGCTGTGACCTGGTGGGGTCTGCACACCGAGGGCCTGACGGTCGTCGGCGACGGCGGACCGGACCGCGAGGTGTTCGGCTACAACGTCCAGCAGGTCAGCGCCGGCGGGGCAACGGCGGTCGGCGTGGAGTCGGTCGCTGCGACCCGTGTGCGCGTCTCAGGGCCGTCAACGGACGCCGTGATCGACGGAGCCACGGTCGTGCACCGCGGGACCGTCTACGAGGTCAACGGCCCGCCGGCGGTGTTCGGCTCCGGCGTGCTCGATCACGTCGAGTTCGAGCTGATCGAGCGGTTCCCACCGAAGTGGCTGACGTCCGTCGTCGTGGTCCGCTCCGGCGGCCGCGACGCGCGCGGCAACCCACGGCCCGCGCAGCGGATCCCGGTAGACAGGTGCCTGGTGCGGTGGACGGGGTCAGGCGACCTGGTCGACCGGACGGACGTGTCCACGGGCACCGCGGTGCTGTACCGGCGCCGCTCGTCGTCGTTCGCGTTCGTGCCGACGGACCGGATCGAGATTCCGGACAGCGCGCTCGTGCCGGGTGTCTGGGCGGTCGATGGGGCGCCGAAGCTCTGGCCGAACTCGGTCGAGCTCACGCTGAAGAAGGAAGCGGGGTCGACCTGATGGCCAAGGCCTACCGTCCCGACAATGCCGGCCTGAGCCGTGTCGCCCGCTCCAGTCAGATGCAGGCCGTGTGCCTGGACATCGCGAAGCAGATCGCGAGCTCGGCCAACGAGTCCGGCCGGTCCACGTACGAGGCCGCTGCGGAGAAGGTCCGGACCGGCTGGAAGAACGAGGCCCGCGCCGGCGCCGTGGTGCGCGAGAAGACGCACCACGTCAAGGACTCCCTCGACAGGCGCCTGATCGAAGTCACCAACCTGATGGCAAGGAGGAAGTAGTGCCCGCCGACGTCCTCGTCTTCCCGAACACTCGCGCCGCGATCACCGACCTGATCAACGGCACGATCCACCTCGGCGAGAAGGTCACCGCGGTGTGGTGGCTGCCGACCAACGACTACGGCCAGCTGGAGGGCCCGTACCCGCTCGCTGTGGTCACGGCCCTGCCCGGCACCCAGGGCGACTACGACCGCGTCGACCGGATCACGCTCGAGGTGTACGCGCCGGGCGAGGACGCGGTCAACACCCTGGAGTCGATCACCGGCGTCATCGTCGGTGACGGCATCGAGACGGAGGACGGCACCTACCTCGACGAGGTCGGCGTGCTCTCCACCCCGGTGGATACGCCCAGCCAGTACGCCTCCGACACGCTCAACCACGCCGTGGCGACCTACGAGGTCACCGTCCGGCCCCTCTGATCCCGCCCGGGACCACCACCACCAGCACCTCCCCGAGACCCTTGAAAGGGGTACTTCGCCATGCCCACTCCCGCTGAGCTGCAGCAGTCGGCCGACAACCGCTCGCTGATCCGCAAGATCAAGAAGGCGATGGCCTTCGTCGGCGGCGACGACGCCGTCCTGCCCGAGACCCTCTTCGAGACCGCCACCTCGCTGGTGGACCTGAAGGAGGCCAACTACAAGTCCCTCGGCATCGTCACCGCCGACGGCTGGACGTTCGGCCGCGACGTCTCCAAGGAGGACGTCGACGCCCTCGGCTACGCGTCCCCGGTGCGTTCGGACACCACCGCGGTGGCCCGCACGGTGTCCTCGACGTTCCTCGAGCACGGGCGCCGGCACATGCTCGAGATCGCCTTGGGCACGGACCTGTCCGATGTCGAGCAGGATCCCGTGACCGGCGAGATCGTCTTCGACGAGCAGGACCTGCCCGTCGACAAGGAGTACAAGCTCGTCATCCTCGGCGTCGACGGCCCGGCCGACAACCAGTGGCTGGTCGGCCGCGGCTACGGCGCGGCCAAGGTCGCCTCCACCGACGACGTCTCGTGGGGCAAGTCCGACCCCCTGCAGAACGCCATCACCTGGGACATCTTCAACGACGAGCTGACCGGCACCCCGACCCGCCACTACCTGGGCGGCACCGGTGCGCTGAAGCAGAAGGACGCTCTCGGCTTCAAGCTCGCCGCCGCCGGCGCCTGACCGGCCGGCGTCACCGACTGGTGGGCCGTCTTCCTTTCCGGGTGGGGGGAGGCGGCCCACCGGCACGCCGCTGTGCGTGCCGTTCCCATCACCGCCCGGTCACCGAGGGAGGAACCCCCATGGCGAAGAAATCCACCGAGCAGGACGCCGGCCCGACGAAGGTCAGCCTGTCCAAGGGCGACGTCACCGTCGAGACCACCATCCCCGGCGAGGTCGCCGAGCTGAAGGCGAACGGCTTCACCGTCGACACCGGCACGAAGACCAACGCACCGTCGACGTCGGGCGCCTCCGCGTCGTCGGACTCCTCGCGTACGTCGCGCACGTCGTCGACGTCGTCGGGCACCAGCGACAGCTGACCCACTCCATCCATCCGTTCCACCACCACCCGGAGGAAACACCATGGCTGACAAGCCGAGCAACATCACCGCGACCCTGAAGTCTCTCGCTGCCGAGGCGGGTGACCCGGACCCGTTCAAGATCTCGCTGTCCGACAGCAAGGTCGTCACGTTCCCGGACCCCCTCGCGATGGATCCCGACGAGGCCGAGATCTTCATTGAGGAGCTGCAGACACGGAAGCCCAGCTACGTGCTGGCCAAGTGGCTGCCGGCCGAGGACGTCGAGGCGATCCGCGCGCAGAAGCTGAACTACCGGCAGCAGCGCCACCTCCTGCAGAGCGTCGTCCGCTACTACGAGGGCGGCCTCGCTGACGCGGGGGAAGGGCCCGGCTCCGCGCGCTGATCGGCCGGTTCCGCGGCGATCTCCGGTATGACCTGCACACCAAGTGCGGTGTTGACCTCGCGGAGTGGTACGTGGGCAGGCGGTGGGCTGGTCTGCTCGAGCTGATCGACAGGCTGCCTGCCGCCTCCCACTACAACGACGCGGTCGTCAACGATCCGGAGATCGCCGCGGAGTTGGCGAAGTTGCCGGAGCCCACTGAGCCGTGGGCCCCGCGGGTCGCAGAGTTCGATCTGACCGCCAAGCTCCTGACGGATGTCCTCGATGCCGTGAAGGTTCTCACCGCCACGACCATCGCCGCAGCGGGTGAGAAGCCGGACCGGCCGGAGCCGTCGGCTCGCCCGCACCCGCTCCTGCTGAAGCTGAAGGAGGAGCTCGATCGCCAGTGGGCGGTCGAGTTCGCCGCCCTGTTCGGGTTCGACGAATCGGACCTCTGACCAGCGATCACAACTGAATCACATGACGGGGGGTGGCCCATGCCTGTTGTCGGTCTCGCCGAGGTCCTGGTCACCCCCGTGTTCACCGGCGCCCAGGCGAAGATCTCCAAGGAGATCGACCGCTCGGCGTCCACCGCTGGCCGGTCGGCCGGCGCCCGCATGGGCACCGGCCTGGCCGACGGCTTCAAGGACGAGACGAAGGGCTTCGAAGCCGAGGTCGCTCGCCTGGAGACCGCGGTCACGAAGTCGCAGGACCGGGTCGCGGCGGGCAAGACGAAGCTCACGGCGGCGTCGGCCGCGGAGTCGAAGGCCCTCGGTGATCTGCGGGTGGCGGAGCTGCGACTGCAGGAGGCGCGGGACTCGTCCTCGGCGAAGGCATCTGCGGTCGCTACGGCCGAGGAGCGGGTGAAGACGACCCGTGACCGGGTGTCGGCTGCAACGTCGAAGCGGGAGACCGCCGAGCGGGCACTGACGAAGGCTCACGCCGAGCTGGACTCGGTGCAGAAGCGCTCCACCGCGGCGTCCCAGAACCTCGAGACGCACCTGCGCAACGTCGGCAACGAGTCCGCGACGACGGAGCGGAACGTGACCCGCCTCGGCGCGGCACTCTCCCGGATCTCCGCGCTCAACCCGTTCTCCGGCCTGTCGACGAGCATGCACCGCGACTCGGACCGCATCAGCAACGACCTGACGCGGATGGCGCAGCAGGCGTCCCTGTTCGGCAACGGCGGCGGGAAGGCTGTGGCTCGGGCCGCCGGGCTGATGACCGCTGGCCTCACGGCCGTGGGTCCGGCCGTCGGCGCCGCCGGCGCAGGTCTGATCGCCGGAGCGGGCAACGCGCTGACCTTGGCGTCGTCCCTCACGTCCCTGGGCGGGGTCGCCGCCCTGATCCCGGCCGGCCTGATCTCCGTCGGCGCGGGGGCCGGGGTGCTGGCGACGGCGTTCCTCGGCGTCGGTGACGCACTGAAGGCTGTCAACGACCAGCAGTCCGTGTTCGTGGCCAACCCGCGGATCGCAGCGATGGCCGTGCAGGACGCGACCCAGGCGATCACCGTGGCCGAGCAGAACGCCACTCGCGTCCAGGTCGACTCGTCGCGCCGCGTCTCCGACGCGAAGCGGTCCCTGCAGGATGCGATCGCCGGCGCCGCTCAGGCCGAGCAGGACGCGGCGAAGACGTCGGAGCAGGCCGCGCGCCGGGTGAGCGAAGCGCAGCAGTCGCTGCAGGACGCCGTTGACGCCGCAGCCCGCGCCCAGCAGGACGCGGCGAAGGCGTCGGAGCAGGCCGCCCGCCGGGTCCAGGATGCCCAGCGCAACCTGACCGATGCAGTGAAGGCCGCCGCACGTGCTGAGCAGGACTCCTCCGACGCGATCGTCGAGGCGACCCGCCGGGTCCGCGACGCGAAGCTCGACCTGCAGAGCACCATCGAGTCCGTCGCCGACGCCCAGAAGGCCGCGGCCCGCGCGGTGCAACGCGCCGAACAGCAGGAAGCGTCCACCGCCCGCGACGTCACCAAGGCCCAGACGGAGCTCACGCAGGCCCGCGCGGCCGCGGCCGCGCAGGTCTCCGTCGTCGAGCAGCGCTTGCAGGACGCGAACCTGGCGGCCACGGACTCGGCGCTCGCGTACCAGGGCGCCATGGCCGCGTACAACAACGCCCAGCTCGACCCGGGCGCGGGAGCCGGTCAGCTCGCCCAGCTGCAGAACAACGCCGAGAAGGCGCGGGTCGCGAACGTCCGCGCCCAGCAGTCCGTCGTGGACCTGCGCAAGGAGCAGGCCAAGGCGCTCGCCGACGCCAAGACCGGCGGCGCCGCCGTTCTCGATGCCGAGCAGCGTCTCGCCGACGCCCAGCAGTCTCAGACCAACGCGGTCCAGGACCGGCAGGACGCCCAGCAGAAGGTCGTCCGCCAGCAGCGCGACGGCGCCCGCCAGGTCGCCACCGCCCAGGAGACCGTCGCCGACGCGGTGAAGGCGCAGAAGGCCGCGCAGACCGACGCGGGGACCAGCGCGGAGCAGTCCGCCCGCCGGGTCGCCGACGCGCAGCAGTCCGTCACCGACGCCGTGGACGCCCAGCGGGGCGCCCAGGCGGCCGCGGTGAGGGCTGCCGAAGACGGCGCCCGGCGGGTCGCGGACGCGCAGCAGTCGGTCACCGATGCCGTCGCGGCGGAGCGGGATGCCCGCGCCGAAGCGGTCAAGGCCGGGACCGACGGCGCCCGCCGGGTCGCTGACGCCCAGCAGGCCGTGACCGACGCGACTCGGGACGCCGAGCAGTCGCAGATGGACGCGGCCCGGGCGGTGGATCAGGCGTACCGGAACCTGGAGCGGGTCCAGCTGCAGCAGGCCGACTCGGCGGCTCAGGCCGGGTCGAAGGCCGCGCAGGCGATGGACAAGCTCACCCCGTCGGCACAGGAAGCGGTGCGCACCCTCCTGACCCTGCGAGACACCCTCGACGGGGTCCGCCGTATCGCGCAGGAGAACTTCTTCACGGGGCTCTCCGCGGGGGCCACGAACCTGGTGACCACGCTGCTGCCGCAGCTGAAGACCGGGGTCGGCGCGATCGCCACGGCCTTCAACGGGTCCGCGAAGCAGCTGCTGACCTCGGTGGATTCCGCTCTCGGCGGTGGGGTCCTGAACCAGCTGCTGCAGGGCGTGGCCACGAGCGTCACGATCCTGAACCGGGCGATCGACCCGATCGTGCAGTCCTTCGTGACCCTCGGCGTGGTCGGCATGCGCTACATGCCGCTGCTGGCGCAGTGGGTGGCGGACGTCGCGGCCCGCTTCAACAACTGGATCCAGGACACGGCCGCCGATGGGCGGCTGGTGGGCTGGATCGACGCTGGGATCCAGGGGCTGCAGGACCTGTGGTCGATCGCGGGTTCCGTGATCGGGATCTTCAACGACCTGTCCCGGGCGGCCGCGACCGGCGGCGCCGTCGCCACCCTCGGTGGCCTGGCCGCCGGGATGCGGGATCTGGACGCGGCGATGAGCGGCTCGGACTTCCAGACGACGATGTCCACGATCTTCGCCGGCGCGCAGCAGGGCGCCGACGGGCTCCTGAAGGCCCTCGGTCCGATCGGCGCCGCGTTCGAGCGTGGAGCCCGGGCCATGGCCGAGTTCCTCCGCCTCGGCGGGGAGATCGCCGGCACCTTCGTCGGCGGGGTCTTCACGGCCCTGTCGGACCCGTCGTTCGGTGCAGGCCTGACCGGCTTCATGGTCGACCTGCAGCACGGCGCGGAGGCCGTGGCCCCGCTGATGCCCGGCCTGTCCGACGCGTTCGGCCGGATCCTGACCGTGCTCGGCCCGATCGTAGCGCAGCTCGGTCCGACCCTGGTCGAGGTGTTTACCGGGATCGCCACCGCGGTCGGCGGGATCCTCACGGTGCTGCAGCCGACCCTCAAGCTGATCGCGGGCAGCCCGGTGGCCATCGGCCTGATGATCGGTGCCGTCGCTGCCCTGTCCGCGACGGTGGTCGGCCTGAAGGTCGTCGGCGGCATCATGAACGCCTGGACGGTGGCGACGACCCTCGCCACCGGGGCCCAGAAGCTCCTGAACCAGGCGCTCAAGGACAACCCGGTTGGCCTGGTGGTGACCGCGGTCGGGCTGCTCGTCGGTGCCCTGGTGTGGTTCTTCACCGAGACGGAGTGGGGCCGGAACATCGTGGCCGCCGCGTGGGCGGGCATCCAGGTCGCGATCGGTGCGGTCGTGTCCTGGTGGCAGACCACGGTGATGCCGGTCCTGCAGGTCGGCCTGCAGATCCTCGGCCGGGCGTTCACCTGGCTCAACGAGAACGTCATCCAGCCGGTGTTCCGTGGGATCGGCGCGGTGATCTCGTGGTGGTGGCGCAGCGTCGTCACCCCGGTGTTCTCCGCCGTGGTCTGGTACGTCCGCAACATCCTGGCCCCGGTCTACACGTGGCTCTGGAACAACGTCGTGGTGCCCGTGTTCCGGGGCATCGGCGCGGTCATCTCGTGGGTGTGGACCTCGATCATCCGGCCCGCGTTCTCGGCCCTGGTCGGCTTCGTCCGCAACGTCATCGCCCCGGCACTGGGCTGGCTGTGGCACAACGCCGTCGAGCCAACCTTCCGAGGCATCGGCGCAGTGATCTCGTGGGTGTGGACCTCGATCATCCGGCCCGCGTTCTCGGCCCTGGTCGGCTTCATGCGCAACGTGATCGCCCCGGCGGTCGGGTGGCTGTGGCACAACGTCATCGAGCCCGGCTTCCGTGGCGCCGGCGGCGCGATCTCGTGGGTGTGGGAGCACATCATCTCCCCCGCCTTCAACCTCCTGCACGACGCCATCACCAAGACGATCCCGAACGCCTTCCAGACCGGTGTCGCCGCGGTGAAGAAGTGGTGGGACGGGCTGCAGGACATCGCGAAGGCCCCCATCCGCTTCGTGGTCAATACCGTCATCAACGACGGACTGATCGGCGCCTTCAACACCGTGGCGGGCTTCCTGCCAGGCGTGAAGAAGCTCGACCGGGTCAAGCTGCCCGACGGGTTCGCCCGTGGCGGCATCCTGCCCGGACGGTCGACGTGGCGACAGGGCGATGACCAGCTCATCCAGGCTCGCCGCGGCGAGGGCATCACCATGACCGAGGTGCTCGCAGACCCGTACGAGCGGGCTCGCCTGCTGCACATGAACGCCGAAGCGCGGAAGGGCCGGTCCGCTGCGGCCGCCCGCGAGTCCTTCGCTTCACACGGACACGCAGATGGAGCGTTCGCTGCAGGTCCCCCGGGCGGTCCGTCCGGGGGCATCTGGTCGGCGCTGCAGCAGGCGGCCAGCGCGGCCGGCCACATCTACTTCCCGAAGCGGTCCTTCCTCGGTGTCGACACCGAGAAGGCCGCGAAGGCGTGGATGGGCCAGTCCGCTCTCGACGTCCGCGTCGGCGACGGCAACCCGGGCATCAAGCAGTACGTGCCCGGCGGCCCGGGCGGGTGGGGCTACTACTCCGGCGACACCATCTGGATGCAGCCCGGTGGCCCGAAGTCGTCCGGCGACAAGCTCGGTGTGCTGGTGCACGAGATGGGGCACGCCCTCTCCCTCGCGCACACGGCGCTCGCGGACACGTCGTCGGTGATGAACCCGATGCAGCGGGGCGGCAACTGGCCGCACCCCGGGGACTACTCGACGCTGCGCAGCATCTGGGGTAACCCCGGAGACGGCGTGAAGCGGTACTCGGCGTCCGAGGTTGGCATCGACGCTGGCGGCATGTTCAACCCGCTCACGGCCCTGGCCAGCCTGATGGAGGCGAAATTCCGGGCGGCCTTCCCCGCCGGCGGGATGCTCGCCGACGTCGCGATCGGCACGGGCAAGAAGCTGATCGACACCGCACGGGACTGGGTTGGCGATCGGCTCGGGTCCGTCGTCGGTGGCGCACAGCAGGTCATCACCGGCGCGGTGGACCGGGCGAAGGTCACCGCCTGGATGACCGAGGCGCTCATCAAGAAGGGCGAGCTCAACCCGGCCAACCTGATCTCCGGCGTCAACCGGGCGTTCAAGGAGTCCGGAGGCAACCCCAACGCGGTCAACGGCTGGGACGTCAACGCCAAGAACGGCGACCCGTCCCGCGGCCTGATGCAGGTCATCGGCGCCACCTTCCGGCAGTACATGGAGCCCGGGCACGGCAACGTGCTCGACCCGGTGGACAACATCCTCGCCAGCATCAACTACACCCGGGCCCGCTACGGGTCGCTGCAGGCGGGGTGGAACCTGCCCGGCGGGTACGCCGTCGGCGGCATCGTCGGCAGCCTTCTCGGAGCCACCCGGGCCCGCCCGGCACAGCCGCGCGGGTCGCTGGCGGATGCCCCGTTCAAGTACGACCAAGGCGGGGTGCTGTCTCCGGGCCTGTCCCAGGTGGTGAACCTGACCCGGAAGCCGGAGCACATCTTCACGGCCGGCCAGTCTGAGGCGCTGCAGCAGCTCGCCGCCCGGGGTGCTCGGCAGAGGGCCGCCGGGGTGCACATCGACCAGGTGATGCTGCCGCAGCGGGCGTCGGTCGATGACCTGGTCGACGCGCTCGGCTTCCAGCAGCGGGTAGCGGCGAGAGGGGGTGCACGGCGATGAGGTTCCGCTTCGGCGGGGTCGACTTCGGCGGCCTCAGCTCCCTGCTCGTCACCGGATTCGACCCGGGCGCTGCGGATGTCCGCGACGGTGACGCACCCCGACCCCAACGGGACGGGGTGCTCACCGGCCGCGACTACCTCGGCGGAGCGACGTGGGCGTTCGACATCATCACGAACACCAGGACGCTGGGTACCGCGCTCGCGGCGGCCGCGGCACTGGAGGCGGCGTGGAAGGACCGGAAGGTCCGGCTGTCGCCGTTGGCGGCGGTCCCGCTGTCGTACGAGATGGATGGCCGGTGGCGGCGCGTCTACGGGCGGCCAGGCAAGTTCGTGGGCCCGACCGGTACCGTGCGGGCGCTGCAGGGCGGAGGGTCGGTCACAGCAGACTTCCGGGTGACCAACCCGCTGTCCTTCGACGACGACCTGTCCTCGGTGACGCTGACGATCGTGCCGGCGTCCACCGGTGGCCTCGAGGCACCGCTGGTGGCCCCGTTGTCGACGGTCCGCTCCTCGGCCCCGCGCGCTGGCCTGGTGGTCAACACCGGGGACGCACCGTCGCCACTGGGCGTGACGTTCTACGGGCCAGTCACGGACCCGTGGGTGCGGGCAGCGGCCGGGTGGGAGGTTGGACTGACCGGGTCCCTGGCCTACGACCAGGCAGTGACGGTGGACCCGCTGGCGGGCACGGTGACCCGCCAGGACGGGGCGCCGGCACTGGGGATGCTGACTCGGGCGACTCGCCTCTCGGGTACCGAGCTCGCGCCGGGCGTTAACGAGCTCACGTTCGGCGGCACTGACCCGACCGGGACAGCGCGGGCGGTCCTCTCGTGGCGCAACGCCCACTACTCGATCTGATCTGAAGGAGAAGGCACCATGCTGGATTCGACCCCCTGGTTCGTCGGTGGCGGCGCTCAGCACTCCCCCGAGGTGGCCCGGCTGCTCGCGTTCGCTACCTCCCGTGGGTCAGAGGGCATCGTCGGTGTCGGTGATCTGATGGTCGAGGCGCAGCCCATCCCGAACGGGACGGTCAGGGTGCGCCCGGGCTCCTGCCTCCTGCTGAACCGGTACGCCGGCGGCGGTCAGCAGACCTACGTCCTGCGCAACCCGACGTCCACGGACGTCCCTGTCGTCGCGACGGGCTCCGGTGGCGGACGGACGGACCTGGTGATCGCCCGCGTCCTCGACCCCCAGTACGAGGGCAGCGCGCCGGCTAACCCGGTGACGTTCTCCTACGCGCGCCTGCAGATCATCCAGGGCGTGCCGGCCGGCACGAAGACCGCGAAGGAGCTCGGCCTCGGATACCCGGCGGTCGCCCTCGCGCGCATCACCATCCCGGCGTCGACGGGCACGATCACTCCCGGCATGATCACGGACCTGCGGCGGGTGGCGAACCCGCGGCGGGAACGAGCCATGGTGACGGTGTTCCCGACCGGGAACTTCCGGGCTGGGACGGCGCAGGCGATGCCCACGGGGGCGTACACGTCCTGGCCGATCACCCCGGATCAGCGGCCCGTGGTCGCGGTCCCGGAGTGGGCGACCCGCCTCGACATCGTCGCGCACCTGTCCGGGGTCATCTACCGTCGCAGCAACTCCCCGGCAGACACGGTCGCCGGCGTGCGCACCGGCTTCGCGAACACGACGCCGGGCCAGAACGGGATCCTCGTCCAGGACGCGGAGGACGCGGACGGCCGGTACCACTACACGGTGATCGGTACCCACCTGGTCGACGCCACGCTGCGGGGCACCGACCAGCGCATCAACCTGCAGGGCTCCCGCTCGGCCGGCAACGGGTACTGGTACGCCGACTCCCAGTCGTCCATCGTCATCGACTGGGAGTTCTCCGAGGGCGCCCAGTGACCGACGCCGCGCCGTGGCGGTTCCACCTGCAGGAGATGCCCTCGGGCCGGTGGCTGGACCGTGACCTGCCCCTCATGGGCGGGACGGTCACGACGGCAGTCAACGCGCCGGCGTCGATCAGCGGTGCCCTCTCCCTCGGGTACCCCGCGCTCACCAGCGTCCGGGAGTGGGGGTGCGCGGTGATCGCAGAGCAGGAGGGCCGGCCCCCCGTGTTCGGCATCGTCGACCACGTCAGCCTCGACGGCGGGCAGGTCCGGGTCGAGGCCGGCGGGTTCACCATGTACCCGACCGGAATCCCTTGGCTGGCCGCGGACTACGCCGGCATCGGCGTCGACCCCCTCGACGTCGTCCGCATGGTCTGGGACGAGGTGCAGTCCTACCCCGGCGGGGATCTCGGCGTCACCGTCGACTCCCTGCGCTCGCCGGTGCGGGTGGGCACCCCGGAGCGGAACGTGAACTTCACGACCAGCGCCGGTGAGGACGTCTCCTTCGACGCCGGCCCGTTCCGGTTGGCGTGGTGGCAGACCGACGACGTCGGCAAGACGATCACCGACCTGGCCGCCTCCACCCCGTTCGGGTACGCGGAGCGGTCAGCGTGGGATGGGGAGGACATCGTCCACCGCCTCGAGCTCGGCTACCCGGGCATCGGTGCGCGGCGCGACGGGTTGCTCTTCGAGATCGGGGTCAACGTCACCGTGGTCCCCGCGGTCTCGGCCAGCGAGTACGCGTCCGAGGTGCTGTTGTACGGGTCCGGTGAGGGGCGCACGAAGATCCGCTCTGATCGTCTGACGGCGTCGACGGGCCGGTTGCGTCGGGTGCATGTGGCCACCGAGAAGGCCTTCACCTCGCGCAAGGCGGCGACGGACGCGGCCCGCCCGATCCTGGCCCAGGTCTCCGGCGCGGCCACGATCGACTCCCTGACCGTCGTCGATCACCCCATGGCCCCGGCCGGGTCCTTCGGGCCCGGCGACCAGATCCGCGTGCAGGGCGACCCCGGTTGGGGCGACCTCGACCTGTGGATGCGGATCACCGAGCTCACCGTCAACTGCGACGCCGGGAGCATCGAGCTGAAAGTGGAGGAGGCGGTGTGACGGATCGAGTGCAGGCACAGGCGCGCGCGCTCGCCACACAGCTGCGCGACCTCGACGAGCGGGTCACGAACTTGGCCAACAAGCCCGGCTTGGCGTACTCCTCGATCGAGGGTGGCCGCATCGAGGACTACGACACGACCGGCACCCTGCGCGGCATGGTCGGCACCCAGCCAGACGGCACGCACACCGTCGCGTCGGTCAACGGCCCGACCCCGCCCCGCCCCACCGCGCCGACGTGCGCGGGCGGTCAGGGCACGATCAAGGCCCGCTGGGATGGACTGTTCCTCAACGACGCCGGCGACCCGGACGAGCTCGTCTACGTCCCCTCCGACTTCGCCCGCGTCGAGGCGCACGCATCGCAGGAACCCGACTTCACCGCCCTGTTCGCTGACACGCTCCTCGGCACGATCGAGACCCCGCGCGGCGCGGACGTGACCACGCTCCGCGCCCCCGGCACCTGGTACGTCAAGCTCGTCGCCCGCTCCCAGTCCGGGAAGGCGTCGGCCGCCTCACCCGCCATACAGGTGCAGGTCCAGGACCTCGTCGACGTCGCCGAGGTCGACGCCCAGCTGGCGAAGGCAGCCGAGGACCTCGCCGCCGCGAGCACCCGGCTCGACGACGACGAGGCTCGCCTGGACGACGTGTTCGGTCAGGTCGCCGCAATCCCGGGCGACATCGACGCCGCCCGGTCGGCGGCGATCGCCGCCGCAGCGGCGGACGCCCAGACGAAGGCGGACGCCGCGCTCGCAGCGGCGAACGCCCAGGTGGCGCAGGTCATCGCACGCGGGATCTCGCTGGTGCGCAACGGTGACTTCGAGGCCGGGCAGGACGGGTGGCAGGCCGGCGCCTCGAGCGCCGTCGAGGTTGGCGTGTCCCGCTCGGGTGGCCGCTCGCTGCGGATCGGCCCGAACCCGGGCGGCGACGTCTACCCAGTCTCGGACCTGGTGCCGGCCTCGAGTGGTCGGACGTGGTACCTCGAGGCGTGGGTGCAGCGCTCCGGCACGGAGGCGGTCTCGCCCGGGGTGGGGTTCCTCATCCAGGCGAAGACCGCGGCTGGCGGGACGAGCAATACGGTGGTCGGGCAGGTCGCAGCGATGGCGGTCGGCACGGCCGGGTGGACGAAGCTCACGGCCACGGCCTCGGTGGCCACGGCCGATGTCGTCGCGGTCCGCTTCGCGCCCTGGGTCGCGGCCGGGAGCAACGTCTTCCACGTCGACGACATGCTCGTCGTGGATGTGACGGAAGCGAAGGTGGCACTCGACTCTGCCGCGTCGGCCGGGTCCGCCGCGTCGGCGGCCCAGGCGGCGGCCGGCAGCGCCCAGTCGACGGCGGATAGCGCGCTGACGATGGCCGGGTCCAAGGGCCGGGTGTTCTACTCGACGTCGGCCCCGTCGGGGTCCGGCACCGCGACCGGTGACCTGTGGCGCCAGGTCGATGCCTCGAGCAACGTGATCGCCGAGTGGTACTGGACGAAGGACGGCGCGTGGCAGGCGACGGCGATCTCCTCGTCGGCGATCAGCAACCTGGACGTCGGCAAGCTCACCGCCGGCACCGCGGTCATCGTGGACGTGGTGGCGCAGAAGATCGCCGCGTCCACAGCGACCTTCCAGAAGGCTGACGTCGCGAATCTGACGGCCGGCACGGGCACGATGGCGCAGGCGGTGATCGACCAGCTCTACGCCGACGTCGTGAAGTCGCGGAAGATCAGCACCGACATGCTCGCCGCGAACAGCGTGACGACGACGCAGCTCGCGGCGACCGCGATCGACGGCATGACGATCACGGGCGCCACCATCCAGACGGCCAAGACCACGACCGGCGTGAAGATCACCAGTCAGGGCATGTACGCCTATGACGCGAACGGCGTGCAGACGGTCCGGCTGAACGGGTCGGACAACAAGGTGGTCGGCCGGTTCTCGACCGCCCCGGACGGCAAGCCCGGCATGATCCTGACCCCTACCGCGGACGGTGGTGCGGGGTTGTGGTTCTCGCCCACCGGGTCGACGGCCGGCACGGAGGCGGCCCTCTTCACGGATCCGTCGTCGCAGAACATCACCATCCGCCCGCAGAAGCGCACCACGCCGAACGGCTCGATCTATTTCGACGGCAACACGTTCATCAACGACGGATTCGACCTCGGTGGCCAGGCCTGGACGCTGCCGGCGAACGGGTTCGCGACGTTCGTCGGCCTGTACGCGAAGTCGTTGGCCGCCCCGTACGGCCAGGACCTGACGATGTCGGCGATCGACAGCACCAAGTCCGTGCAGGTCAACTCGAACCTGTACGCCAACGCTGACCTGTGGATGCGCAACGCGCCGACGACGTCGGCGGCGGCGAACATGCTGATTGCGACCAACCCGGCCGGCCGCGTCTACCGGTCTACGTCCTCGCGCCGGTACAAGAAGTACGTCCAGGACTATGGCCAAAACCCGCTCGCGGTGATGGGTCTGCGGCCTCGCACGTGGGTCAGCAAGAAGCAGCCCGGCGAGGAGCAGGACCCCCGCCGCTACACCGGGTTCATCGCCGAGGAGATGGCCGAGGTCGCGCCGGAGTTCGTGTCCTACTGCGACTACGACGACGGTGCCGGCCCGATCCCCGAGTCCGTGGACTACGACCGGATCACCGCACTGCTTGTCCGCCACAACCAGGCGCTCCAGACCACCCTCGACCAGGTGCGGGCGGAGAAGGACGAGCTCGCTGCCAAGGTCGCCTTGCTCGAGGACCGCCTCACCGCGATCGACGCCCGACTCGCCGCCATACCCGCGGCCTGAACCACCACCTGATGAAGGAGGCAATGACCATGCCGGATCGACTGATCCGCACCGCGGACGGTCTGACCGGGGGCATGCTGGTCGTCCTCGGCCTGTGCCAGGCCGTCGTCGGCGTCTCCTGGTGGGTGTGGCCCACCGCCGGCCGCCTCGCAGCCGTCGACTGGCTACCCGTCACGGCCGGCACATCCACCGGCCTCGGCTGGTGGCTCGTCAGCGCCGGCACGATCACCGCACTCGGCGGCGCACTGTCCCGACACCGCCGGCTCGAAGTGACCGCGTTCGTCGCGAACACCATCGGCCACTTCTGGGTCGCCTTCCTGTACGTCGTCGGTGGGGCGGCAGGTTCCGCCTCCGCCGCCACGGCCGGCCCCGGAGCGATCTGGTACCTCGTGCTCCTCACCCTCGGCGTGTACGTGGCCGTCAGGTACCCCCGGGAGACCGCGCAGAACCGAGAGGAGCCGACCCGATGACCGAGTGGGCGGTGTGGGCGTCACTGGGGACCGCGCTCGCTGCCCTCCTCGGCGTGGGCGTCAGCTTCCTCCGCGGGCGCCAGGACCGGAAGACAGCCCGGGAAACCGCCGAGTCCGGCGACTACCAGTTCAACCTCACCGACGCCCGCAACGCGCTACGGGATCTGCGTGAGGACATCAAGACCCTGCAGGAGCAGGTCAAGCAGCTCGAGGACGAAGCCCGCACCGACCACGCACAGATCGACGAGCTGCGCGGCATGGTCCGAGATCGTGACGAGGCGCTCGCCGACGTCGTCCCGATCCTCGACTGGGTGCGTGCCGGGGCGAAGCCGCCGCCGCCGGAGCTGACGTGGCGGCTCCGCCTGTTCATCGAGCAGCACGGGACGACGCTCCGAGAGGCGCAGGAGGAGACCGGACGTGGATGAGGGGAACTACTTCGACACGATCAGGGCGATCAACATCGTGCTCGCCGGGCTGGACCTGGCGCTGATGCTGTTCCGGTTCCGGATGTGGGACGCTGCCGCGCCGCGGTGGCGCCTCGTCGGCCTGTCCACGGGGGCGCTGACGCTGGCCCTGCTGATCGGGTCGGCGGAGGCGCTCACCAGGCACGAGCCGCCCGCGCTGCGGACCCTGATCAACACGGCGGCCCTGCTGCTCCTGCTGATCGCCCTGGTCCCATACCCGAGACGTCGACGCCGTCGACGAGCACACCGAACCATCAAGGCCCCGCCCACCGCGGGGCCTTCTTCGTGAGAGGCAGACGTCATGACGATGAGCATGGAGCAGTGGCTGGCCACCGCCGCGGGCAACCGGTACGACCTGGACTCCGTCGGCGGCGCGCAGTGCGTGGACGTCCCGAAGGCCGCTTTCGAGGTGCTGACGGGCCGCTCGTGGAGGCAGGGCTGGCCCAACGCCGGCAACGCGAAGGACATGCTGGACAACGCGTCGGCCGAGTGGTTCACGGTGATCCGGAACGACCCCAGCAGCCCCAGCCAGCTGCCGCTGCGGGGCGACATCCTGGTGTTCGGGCCGTCCCAGTACCGGGACGGCAAGGGAGAGTCGCTGAACCCGTACGGGCACATCGCCCAGGCGCTCACGCCGGTGGCCGCCGGATCCCAGGTGATCCAGCAGGACGGCGGCACGGTTCTGCCGGACGGGCAGCACCCACCGACGGCGGTCGGCTGGCTGAACTGGGCCGGGGATCTCGGCTACGGGCCGGTGCTTGGATGGCTGCGGTTCCGGCCGGAGAAGCTCGCCGGCGCAACCGTGCCCGCACCGCCGCCGACGATGCTGCACGGCATCGACATCTCTGGGTACCAGGCGGGCATCCGCCTGGCCGGCGTCGCCCACGACTTCGTCGGGATCAAGGCCACCGGCGGCGGGTCGTTCGTCTCGATCGGATTCCACGACCAGATCGAGCAGGCGATCGCCGCCGGCAAGCCGATCATCGCGTACCACTTCGCCGGTGAGGGCGCGAACATCGGCGCCACGTCAGACGTCGAGGCCGAGCACTTCTTCGACACCATCCGACCCTACCTCGGCTGCGGGCTCATCGTCCCCGCACTCGACAACGAGGACCCGCAGCTCGTCCACCGGGTGGACTGGCACTCCGACTGGCTCGACCGGGTGCGGCAGCTCACCGGGGCCAAGTCCCTGTTCTACGCCAATCCGGCGACGCTGCAGGCCTACAACTGGGCGCCTGTGGTGTCCCGGTCCTCCGGGCTCTGGCTGCCCTCCTACGGCGCCGACCAGCAGGTCAACGGCTACGCCCCGCCCGGGCGACCCGCCGTGCGCTGGTGGCCGTCCGCGGACATCCACCAGTACACCCAGCACGGACGCCTTCCCGGCTACGCCGCAGACCTGGACTTGAACGTCCACTACGGCACCGCCGACCGCCTCTACTCCCTCGCCGTCGGCGCCAAGACCGGCGGCCGTGGATCCACCACCAGCACGACCCCCACCGCCAACGACCTCGAGGAGTGGTTCGCCATGGCATCCGATGCCCAGATCAAGTCGATGTTCAAGTCCGCCGTCCGGGAGGTGCTGCAGGAGCAGTACGCCGGCGGCAAGGAGCCGTTCAAGGCCGGTTCCATCGGGTGGGCGATCTTCAACGGCCGCGCCCACGCGCTCGCCGCCAACCAGAAGGCCGGCGGAGCCCAGTCCGAGGCCACCAACGCGAAGGTCGCCGCCCGCGGTGTCGCGACCGTCGTGACCGGAATCCAGGCGGCGGTCACCGCCCTGCAGAAGACCGTCGCCACCATCACCCAGAAGGGGGCCTGACATGGCCAACAGCATCGACCCCGCCGTCGCAACCGGCGCCGACCCCGCCGAGACCAGCCCGAAGGTGAAGGTCACGGCCTACATCGGGTACGCGCTGACGCTGCTCGCCGCGCTCGCGGCCGCGGTCGTCACCGTCAGCCCCGACGTGCTCGACCAGCTCAAGGCGCCCGTGTGGCTCTTGCCGGCCGCGCTGTTCGTGCAGACGGCGCTCGGCCGGTTCGCCGGCTACCAGACCCCGGACCCGGCGCGCGAGCAGCACACCACCGCGGTGCCGGCCTCGACGATGACGATCACCAACGCGTCCACCGGTGAGACGACCACGGTCCCGTTCCCGTCGACGGATCCCACCGGCTCGGCGTCGGCGGTCGGCTCGACCGCGGTTGCCACGGCGCCGGGCGGCGTCGATCCCGACGACACGGCCGCCGTCCTGGGCAGCATCACCACGCCGGAATAGGCTGGCCCTCTCCACCGTCCGAGATCCGAGCCCCGGCGTCACGCCGAGCTCGAAGCGAAGCGCCCCGTCACCCATTCGGGTGGCGGGGCGCTTTCGTCGTCTACCCACGCGTTCGGCGAAGTGCTGCAATCGCGTCACGGTACTGTGTGCTGGTCGTACGAAGGAGTCGGAGGGGGCCGGTGGCCAGCGATGCAATGGAAGATCTCGATCGATGGTCAGGAGTCTTGGCTGGCTTCAGCCGTCCCACGGCTGACCTAGACGTGTGGACGGTCTGGCAGGTAGCAGAGAGCGGGTCGCAGGCCTTCCTGGCGGACGCGGACGACGGGAATCGCTATTGGGTCAAGCACCGAGACAGCCCGCACGGCAGCTATTCCCTCGCCGTCGAAAGGATCGTGGCTGCTGTAGCGACCGTCGTCGACGCACCCATGCGACCAATCGCACTCGTGAACGTCCCCGAGGAACTCTGGAGCGTCGAGCCGCTGAAGATGCTCGGTATCCGGGAAGGTGTCGCGCACGCCTCGGCCAACTTGGCTCGGAACATCGAAGGGGAAGTGCTGGAGCACATTCCGATGGATGGCAACAGCGGCCGCGCTCCCAGACTCATGGCGATGTGGGACTGGTTCTTCGGCGAAGACGAGCAGTGGCTGTACGCACTCGACGAGCACAACCAGGTGTGGTCATTCGATCACGGGCTCTGGGTCATCGGCGGCGCCGAGCGGTGGGACGCCGGATCACTGCTGCACACCGTGGACCTCCCTTCTCCCCTCGACCGGCCTGTCCGCGGGATGGACCCGCGTGCGTTCCTCGACGTTGCCCAACGGATTGAGCAGATCGATCCGGTCACACTGCAACACTGCGTGGCGGACGTGCCCGTAGAATGGGAGATTCCCAACGAGGATCTTGAAGCGCTCGGCTGGTGGCTGTACGTTCGACGACGCAAGGTCGCGGATCGGATGAGAGCGCGCGCAGCCGAGGCGAGCCGACGGTAGAAGGAGGGTTCATGCTGTACACGTACTGGACCGTCCGCTACGTCCCCGATCCGGTCCGGCAGGAGTTCGCCAATATCGGGTTGCTCGTAGGACGAGACGGCGCAGATTGGGCATTCCGCGGTGTCGCTTCGTTCGGCCGGGCCTCGAGTCTTGGCGGAGACGCCGCTGCCACGAAGGCCTGGCTAGACCGGCTCGCTACGATGGCACGCCGGACAACGGTGCAGACGACCGCGGAGCTGTCGTTGGACCTCGATGAGACTCTGAGCCACGGACTAATCAGCCGCTTGTCAGGCCGCCTAAACAACGTCGTGCAGTTCGCTCCAGCGCGCCCCATTCTCGTCGACAGCGCCGAACACGGCGTCGAGCGACTCTTCGACGAGTTGGTGAAAGATCCCCCACCCGTGCAACGGGACCATTTCCGCAGTCAGGTGCGCCGTCAACTCGAGGAAAGCTTCAAGAGTGCGCTCAAGCCAGAGTCAGGCTTCTCAATCACGAGACGGCCGAAGGTGAACATCGGCAGGTCCAATCAGCGGGCGGACCTCGCACTTACCAACGAACGAGTCGAGCAGCTGACTTCCGCCTGGTCGTTCAACGTACGCGACACCGAGAAGCTGCAGAACGACATCCGGTCGTGGGCGTTCCTTATGAATCGGCTCCGCTCTCATGGCGGTCGACTCGTGTCAGACCAAGGCGGCACTGAGGTGCCGGCCGACGTCCAACTGCGAATCGTCTACGAACGACCCACTTCGAAGGGCCGTCTACCCGCGTTGGACATCGCACGCGAAGCTTGGGCGACGGTCGACGGACTCGAGTACTACGAGGCCGCTCACGCAGACCGAATCGTTCGTGATGGTTTAAGCCTCTTGGCCAGCTGACGTCGCCGGTCAGCTCTTCACGATCTGGCCCACGCGCTGGTGGGAGACGCCGAGGACCTCGGCAGCGTCCCGCATCGGCAGCCCGGAGTTAAGTAGGGCCGCTGCCGCGGCGGCCTGCGCCTGGGCAGCACGGCGGGCGGCCTCCTGCGCCGCGGCCTGCGCCGCGACGACATCCCTGACGGCGGCTTCGAGGTCCTCGGACAGGTGGGGGGTGACCGTCACCTCGAGGTCGGAGGCGTCGAGGTCATAGAGGGTGGCGACGGCGTCGGCGACCATGCCGGCCGCGTCCTTAAGGTGGCGGACCTGGGTGTACGCCTCGTACTGGCCGGCGGCGCGGAGGAACCACCACTTGCCGTCCCGCTCTGCGGTGGCGTGGATCGTGATCACTTCTTCTTCTCCATCCCGATCTGCTTGCGAATGGCCTTCGCGAGATTCTCACCGATCTCGCTGTGGCGGGGAACCGTTGTGGTGTTCTCGCCCACGCGGAACTTAGTGTGGCTGCCACCCTCGGTGATCTGAGCGACGACGCCGCGGCTCTTGGCGAACTCGTCGATTTCCTTGAGGAGGGCTTTCCGCTTGACCATGAGAATAGTCTACAGCGACTAGACAGAACAAGTCAAGCGGGGCTAGACAAACCGTTTCAGGGGGTCGGACCGCCCGCGGGTCCACGCCGCCGCGGTTGAACCAGCACGGCAGCCGCGGCCGTGGCCCGCCGTGCGACGTCGACGTCTGCGCCGGCATCGACGCACAACCTGGTCGCGACGTCGGAGTACCAGAACGCACGGTCACCGCTGAGCGTTTGCGCTCGGTAGGTGCCGGCGGCCTGGCCGAGCAGGTCGGCCCGCCCGCGCGCGGCGCGCCGGACCTCGTCGACGGCGTGCGCGCGCTCGCCGGCCTGCCGCGCTGCGTGGCGGGAGACGCAGCCCATGATCTTCGCCAGCTCGAGCTGGTCCCGTGTGCTCACGGTCCGGATCATGGCAGCCCCCACCGTCAGCGTCAGTCGTGGCCGCCCGGGACCTCGACGCCGCACGTCGGGCCTTGGTATCGCGGGCAGTTGTAGGTCGGCATCGAGGTCGAGATCTGATCGTTGAGCGCCTTCGGCAGCACCATCTGCTCACTGTCGTATCCGCCGGGCATCGCCATGACGCGGGTGAACTCGGAGGGCAGCGCCTTGACCGGAGCGATGATCACGATGTTGCGCCGCTCCCCCGGCTCGACCGCCTGCAGGTTGGCGTTGTTGAGCTCGACGCCCCGGTTGTACAGGCCACCGTCGCTCTCGCCGAGCACCGTGCCGTCGGAAAGCCGGTACTTCCCATCGGATCCGTAGTCGGGGCTCCAGTCGGAGATGTGGGCGGAGGCGCCGGTGAACTCGATCTTCTTGCCGGCCTGGTCGAACACCTTGACGCTGGACATCGCGATGTTCTGGCTTCCCTGCCGGTTGTCGGCGTCCGCGACGATGTACGTGACCGGGGCCGCGTGCACCGCCTTCCGGTAGGCCTCGATCGGGGCCACGGCCGGGTCGGTTGCCAAGGTCGGCAACGCGAAGGTGACCTTGCCCCCGTCGACCGTGGTGAGGCTATACGTGTCCGCGTGGAAAAGCTGGTTGCCGCTTGTGTCGGTCGACGTCGAGGCGGTGCTGGTCGCTGCGGGAGTGCTCGCGGGCGGGTTGCTCTTCACCCATTCAGCCTGGGAGAGCGGCGTCGCCGTCGCGCTCGTGGGTGATGGTGTACTGCTGCTGGTGGCTGACGTTCCCCCGCATGCGGTGAGCGCGAGGACGCCGCCGACAACGAGAACGGCGAGATCGACTCGCTTCATGATTTCCCCCTGATGATCTTCGCGGACTGCGATCTGAGTGTAGGCACGTCGAGGGTCACGCGGCGATGGCTTCGATGGTCCGGCGGAGGGCTTCGCGGGGCACATGGACGTAGACGCGGGTGGTGGCTGGAGATGCGTGGCCGAGCAGTTCCTGGACGGTGAACAGGTCCTTCTCATGGGCGTATGCGTTGGTGGCGAACCGGTGCCGGAGGGTGTGCATGGTCCAGTCACCGGGCAGCAGCCGGGTCATGAGCTTGCCGACCCATCGCGGTGAGAGGTGGCCGCCGTCGTCGCCGGGGAAGAAGTACCCGTGCGGCAGCTGGCGTAGCTCGGCGGCGATCGAGGCGAGCAGCGGGATGTCGCGGTCCTTCCCGCCCTTGCCGTGCACGGTCAGCGTCCACCCGCCCAGGTCTTCCCACAGGTCGTCGGAGTGGCCGCAGGCGACCTCAGCGCGCCGGAGGCCGTGCTCGCACGCGAGGCGGAGCATGAGGCGCTCGCGGCGTGCGGCGGCGAGCAGGGCGGCCTTGTAGACGCGTGGCGGGCAGGGCCGGGGTCGCGGCTTGCCGGCCTTCACGGACGGCAGTCCCGCCGCTGGGGACGCGTCGATGTGTCCGGCGGTGACGGCCCAGGCGTAGAACGCTCTGAACGTGGACCGTCGGCCGCGCCTCGTCTCGGCTGACCAGCTCTGGCCGCCGCAGAAGGTGAGCAGCGTTTCGGTGGTGACGTCCCACGGCCCGCCCCCGATCCGTGCGCCCAGGTGGGCGAGGTGCTGCCGGCGGGTGGTGAGCGTCGTCGTCGGCGCCCCTCCGGCCCTCGCGGCCGTCGCCCAGTCGTCGATAGCGGTCCCCCAGTGATTTGTCAGCATGCTTTCTGAATAGCGCACGGCGCGGCGACTTGACCAATCGGCAAGCGACGTCGTACCGGCGCGGCGGGTCATCGGGTCGCCTCTGCGTCGGGCCGATGGTCGCCCAGGTCGGTCCAGGACTTCGGCGGCAGGCCGGCGGCGCGGCGCTTCCGGTTCTCCCTGATGCGGGCCTGGAGCAGTTCGCCGCGGCGGTCGGCGCCGGCGTGCCCGCCTGTCGAGCCAGAAGCGGCGGCGGCTGGGGTGGCGGCCGCGTCGTCCGCCCCGCCGCCCGCGGCGGTGATCACCACGGTGTGCGCCGGGGCGCTCGTGGCGTGCTCGCCGGCGGCCGCGGTGGTTCTTGGGTGGTTCATTGGTTTGGGTGACATAGCTATGTCACCACTGATGTCACCCCTGGGCGTCGAAAATGTCACCCCTGAACCGCTCCCAGTGGTGTCGCTGGTGTCACCCCTGGGTCCTGTTTCAGTGGTGTCACGGGCGTCACCCCTGGAATCGGGCTTCTGACGGGTCTGTCTGGCCGGCCTGGTGCGCGGGGCGCGGACGGCGTCGCTGACGCGCTGGGTGACGTTCCTGGCCCGCTCGGAGGGTTCGAGTGCGAGGTCCCAGACGACGGGCCGGTAGCGGGCGTCGACGTGCGCTACGTGCCGCTGGTCGCCGCGACGGATCAGTCCGAGTGTTTCGAGCTCGAGGACTTGACGCATGACCTGGCGGCGGGACAGGCCGACAGCGTCGGCGATCGTGGCGTAGCTGGGGAACGCGGCGGTGCCGTCGTTGTGGGCGTGGTCGGCGAGGACCAGGAGGATTAGGCGTTGGGCTGGGGCGAGGCCGTCGACGGAGTACAGGGCCCAGGACGTGGCCTGGATGCTCAT